TTACTGTTAATGTATGTAAAGAGTGTGACATATTATCTCAAAGCCTGTAATCCTTTATCGTAGTCTGCTTGCAATTTTGCTTGTTGTTTTTCCAACCAACCGTATTGTGCAGAATCAACAGACAGTCTTAATTGTGCCTCATTACCATAACCCTGAGCTATTTGAATCTTAGATTGAATTTCACTAGCATATCCTTGAGCAGCACTAATATAACCACTGACAACCTGACCATATCCACTAACCTGAGATATTCTAGCACTAACCTCATTCGCATACGTCTGAGCCTCGTTAGCAGAAGCATTTGCCTCGGCTAGATAAGCATTTCCAACCTCCACCCTAGATCTAGATTCCTCTCTTTTTGCTTGAGCTTGTTGTAACCTTGATTGAACTTCCTTTGAATAAGTATTGGCAATTTCTAATTTCCTTTGCATTTCATCACCATAACCTCTAGCTGTTACAGCATATCCATTAGCTGTATTTATATATCCCTGAATTGCCTGTGACTTCGCACCTGAAAAAGAAACCCTAGCATTTACCTCGCTAGCAAATCCCTGAGCCTCTGTCTGTAATGCCCTAACAGTAGCATTAAATTCTTCCAAATAAACCTTAGCTTTAGAAATCTCTACTTGAGCAACTTGTAGTGAAGATGAAACGAGCTCCGTATCCTCATTGGCTAATGCTCCATATGCATCTGTTGTCGCTGATGGTTGATTATTGTTAATGACATCATTGGCTGCCGTTAAAGCAGCTATAACTCTTGTTATTCCAGTCCCAGTTGTGTATTGAGTTTCATCTCCAAACAATGCTGGATCGGATGCATCCGCTCTAAATTTATCAAGTGCTGTATTAATAGCATCTAATGCAGTTTCAATATCTCCACCATTGTCTGTTTGAGATGCTAACTCAGCTGCTTCTGTTTTCGCTAAATCAACCTCAGCATTAATAAGACCAACTTCTGTATGCATATCATCTGCAATGCTTAAACACTCATCTATCTCAGCATTAATAGCAGTTAGGGCAGTATTGACATCACCCTCAGAGTCCGCTTCTCCCAGATCTAAGATAGTATCACATTTATCATATTCTAAATTAGCAAGTTCTACAGCAGTATTAACCCTACCAGCTGCAGTTGCTATTGCAGCTAAAGCTGTATCTACAGATGAATCAACCTGAGTTGCTGACTCACCTAGCTCAGAAACAGCACTATCAACTTGGGTATTTATTAAATCACATACTGCCTGTGTCTCATCTAACTCTGTATTAATAGCTGTTAACGCAGTAGTAATATCTGAATTAGATGATTTGTTGCCCAATACATTTTGTAATGATTTCACAGAAGCATAAAGCGGTACTAAATATTCAGCCTCGTCTGGAAATGCTGATATTGCTGAATCTCCATACGCGACAGTAGGATACTGAACCTCTGAATAAACAGAAGATCCACTACTTGGAGCCACATCTATTGTATTGTTTTTAACATAATAGATAGGGTCTGTTACTGTAGCAGCATTCATATCTCCAGAGTCTAAAGACCTGCCAACTAACTGTCCTTGAATTTTCCTACAGGGCTGTGCGATCGTTCCATCACTTCTAGTCACATATAAAATTTTACCAGTATTTAAAGTTTGTGGAGTACCCGATGTAAAGGATTGTTCAGATGCACATAGTGGTAAGAGGTTTCTAGGCATTTGATTTATAATGTCCTTAGCACCTTCTGTTAAAAACTGAGTTAATTCAGTTTGCGTTGGTGCACTGCTACCATCAATAGATAAACTTGTTAAACCCTCTACCTGTGCTTCAAAAGTAGCCATTATTATTTACCAACTTTTTTCATAGCTAAAACATGGGACTGCTTAAATGTTTTTCCAGATTTCATACTACTTACCATTGACCTTAAATGTTTTACAGTATGATGCTTCGAGTGACTTTTCATTGCACCTATTTGTCTTTGGTTTAAACCGGACGTAGAAATACCCTTTATCTTTAAAGCTTTTTTAGCTGGCATAAGTCCTCTTATTCATTTCTTTTATGTTTTGTTCCATGCTTTGCTCACTAAGCTCCACATCAGTACGCTTACCCATATCCGATATCATATATAAGTTTGTAGTAAATGGGCTTTTAGATGCCTTCTTACCACAGCTCTTACAATAAAACCATCCCTCTTTATTTGGATGTTCACAATGTATACATTTCTTTTTCATAATTTTTCCTTTAATGGTTTTGGGGAGAGACTTTTTTTGAATCTCCCCACAGTACCATAAAACTGTCTTCCTTATTTATTCGGAAATCTACTGGTCAGCAAATGCTAGGAATGTATCAGTTGCAGAAATGACATGACCATTTACATACCATACTACGCCATCACAAACCATCTCTACCTTAGTACCCGCTATTGGAGTATAGATAGTTAGCTGCGAATTACTATTGTTGTCCGAATCAATAACAGCAGTATCATCACCACCATTATCTGTATCGTGACCAACTAATCCACCAATCATGTAATTGCTATTGCCAGTGGTCTTAATTATCCAGTCCTGTGCATCAGCAGCTGTGCCGCCATACCAAAACTCATAACTAAGTCCCTCAGCCTCAGTCGGCATTGTAACTGTACAATCCGCTGTTAAATCAGGCATTACATGAATTTTACCATTATCACTTGCTGATACGGTATATGCAGCAGCGTCTGGTACGAATACCACACCTTTTGCTACACCACCGTACTTACCACTTGAAGCATTAATCGAATCTGATCTCATAATATACCTCCTTATAAGGATTCAATGTTATACAGAGCATGAGACTCAGAAAGGGTAATCTCAAGACCAGCTTCGGTCAAGATCATATCTTTTCTTAGATCTTCATCATCTGATTGAACATTTGATATTACATGAGTATCACGATTCACACCGTTACCCACAAGTGGTCTATAAGCAACTTGACTCATATCAGCCATCAGCATAAACCCAGATGCAATACCACGAAACAGTGGTTCTTTAACTAGGTTTAAGCGACCATGTATGGTATCAATAACCATAATGGAATGACCAAAAGCACCTTGGCGAGAATCAAAGTTATATGAATAAGCCTGTGAAGGTGTTCTTGAACTACCCTCTGCTGCATGGTTCAAAGAACCAGACAAGAAAGTTGAGCTACCAAGTTTATTAAAAAACGTGATAACTGGTAGTGAACAAAGAACAAGCTTATCATTTGATCCGCCACGTGCGGGGTCGAAGATTACTTCTAAGTCTGAAAGTAGTCTATCATAAGTGAACTCAGATTGAGCCGCTGTACGATAGTAAGAACTACCGGAAGTATACGAAAGAGCCGCATCTGAAGCAGATGGGTTCACGTTCTTCACAATATGTCCTACAATACCTTCAGTGTATTGAATGCCGCCAACTCGAGCTTTCTGCCCGAATAGCATTGCCCTCTCAATATCAACCTTGTGCTCACGAAGTTTATCTGCCCAGATACGAGACCATTCGTCTGCGTACCCACGATAACGGGTTGCTATTGCTGTATTGGTCATTTCAGCAGCTGTCTTAAAGATCTGGGTATACCCATAGTTATCTTCAAGTTCGCTTGACCAAACATCAGGAGCTCCAGAACCTTCTTCAAATGATGTACCAATTACTTGGCAGCTATCATTATCAGCAAGAACATTGTACCCACTAACATTAGAGTTAGAAACATCAATAATCTTACCAGTAAAAGAAGAGCTAGAGCCTAGATCAGATACAGCTGAGTCAACACGAGCAATCGTGTGACCAATACCAGCTGTACTATCAACTGTGCTTACAACAAATACCATACCTTTGATCAGCCAGTCAACTGAAGCACCACCAGATGTATCAACTGTGAATGTATAAGATGAGCCTGCTGATACAGCAGATCCACTATTTACAGCCGCAGCTAATAAAAATCCTCGGTCAGTCCAGTTCACTTTATTCCGATTTTCTAAGTAACGGAATACTGGGTCATCGGTAGGAGCTTTCGCAACCTTACTCAGATAGACGAAAAACGGAGATTCCTCAGGAGCTAATTCAGCTACTCGGTCTCCGAAATTATATAATCGTCTACGATCTGGGGCGGTTCCTACGCCAGCAGAGGTTGAAGAGGCAGTTATATCACTGGACTTTAATGTTCCAGAATTATACGAAATTGCCATTTTATTTTCCTCATACTATTTTGTTATTATTATGGAAGTGCCGTTCCACTACCCGTACTCATAATCGTATCCCAAACCTTATCTTGGTCTGTTTTAGGACTCTGAGGAGCTTGTCCTTGTAGGACTCCAGCTGTCCGGGGAGCTTGTTTCGCTGCACTTACCGCTTCTACTGTGTCATTATTGGCAACAGAATTGCCATTGACATCCCGCCAAAGTTTAACCAAATTACC